GTAATCATAGTAGAGCCTGTAATAACTCTGCCAGCACTTGAAATACCCAAATTGGTTATAGATGTCCCTGAACCTATTGTGGTTATGTTTAATGTTGTTGCAGTTATAGCGTTAATATTTGTGTTACCTGTTGCAGTTAAGTTATTTATGTTAATTGAACTAGTCCAAGAAGTATCATAATCTGTGCTTGAATTTTTAACTAATAGTTGGTTAATTGTTCCTCCTGTTTTTGCAAAAGAAGTCCCAGATGTCCCACTTGTGCCAGATGTCCCTGATGTCCCGCTTGTGCCAGAAGTACCTGACGTCCCAGTTGTACCGCTTGTGCCAGAAGTCCCGCTTGTGCCAGATGTCCCTGTTGTCCCCGAACTTCCACTTGTGCCAGTTGTCCCGCTTGTGCCAGTTGTACCGCTTGTGCCAGAAGTCCCACTACTTCCACTTGTGCCTGATGACCCCGAACTTCCACTTGTCCCAGCACTTCCACTTGTTCCATTTGTCCCACTACTTCCACTTGTGCCTGCACTTCCACTTGTGCCATTATTACCAGATGTCCCACTTGACCCCGAACTTCCACTTGTCCCAGCACTTCCACTTGTTCCATTTGTCCCACTACTTCCACTTGTGCCTGCACTTCCACTTGTGCCAGAAGTACCATTTACACCACTTGTCCCAGATGAACCTGAACTACCACTTGTGCCACTTGTCCCGCTAATACCACTTGTGCCAGATGTCCCAGTTGTCCCAGAAGTGCCATTTCTACCACTTGTCCCAGACGTCCCTGTTGAACCTGTAAGAACACTAATAATATTATTACTATCCAATACAAGTGTCCTTGTTGAACCTGTTGATGATGGGGGATTTATTAACCTTATTGAATCACTAACAGTAGCAGTTAATAATCTTGCTTGTTCTGCTGTTGCTCCTTGTGATTGTAAAAAAGTTTCATATTTTATTGCAGAGGGGCTAATACTTAAATTATAACCCGTAACATTAACTAATGAATAAATTACACCAGCACCAATTGTAATAGTAGAACTTAAAGGAGTTCCTTGTATTGAGTTTGCAACAAATAACCCTGAAGTAACAGTTATGGAGTTTGTAGTTGTATTCTGTAAATATAATAATTGCGATGATGAAGTAATAAGGGATCCATATATTTGTGAATCATATATATATGTTGGTGCATTAGTAATACTTAAATTACCGCTCAATTTACCATTTTGTATCTCGTGGAAAGTTGTGCCTGATAAGTTTAATGTTGATAAAAACTCTAAATTGGTATAATGACATCCATTTGGCCCAGGATTGCTTACTGATGTTGCACCAAGAAATGTAAGATCAGTAAATTTTTGACCTGATGTAGTTGAAGTTGTTGTGCCTGAAATAATAGTATTTGGCCCCCTACCAATAGTAGTAATATTATACTTATTAAAATTAACATTTTCAATATACTGACCCCTAACAAGGTTAATTACATCACTTGGGGTAACCGCAGTTAATGTTGCTGTAATGGTTTTTTTGGGGGCACCAAAAGCACCACTATTATTGTCATTTCCATTAACAGGATCCACCCACCATTCTAATGAGTATTTGTAATTACCTGCACTTGTGCCACTTGTCCCAGCAGTTCCACTTGTCCCAGCACTTCCACTTGTTCCTGCACTACCACTTGTGCCATTTATCCCAGAACTACCACTTGAGCCAGATGACCCTGAACTACCAGATGTCCCTGAACTACCAGATGTCCCTGAACTACCAGATGTCCCCTCTGTGCCACTTGTGCCAGATGAACCACTTGTGCCAGATGAACCAGAACTACCACTTGAACCAGAACTACCACTTGAGCCAGATGACCCTGAACTACCAGATGTCCCCTCTGTGCCAGATGAACCACTTGTGCCACTACTTCCACTTGAGCCTGATGAACCACTTGTCCCCTCTGTGCCACTTGTGCCTGATGAACCACTTGTCCCCTCTGTGCCACTTGTGCCAGATGACCCACTTGTGCCACTTGAGCCAGATGACCCTGAACTACCAGATGTCCCCTCTGTACCACTTGTGCCTGATGACCCTGAACTACCAGATGTCCCCTCTGTGCCACTTGAGCCAGAAGAACCACTTGTGCCATCTATACCACTTGAGCCAGATGACCCTGAACTACCAGATGTCCCATCTATACCACTTGTCCCAGAAGTCCCAGAGGCACCTATAAAGGTTTCTTTTGTTACCTTATATGTTATTGTTTCACCACTATTATTCATTATAATAAAAGTCCCCGCAGTATCCCCTGTATAAAGGGGTAAATCTGAAATTCTTGTACTTGACATATTGTTATTTTTTTTTAATTGCTTTATATAAATATAGAAGATTATGAAAAAGTTGTGGCTTCTACACCACAACTATCTCAATTTATACCGATATCTTTTATATAGTGGTAAAAGTTATTGATGTTGTTGCTGTTATTCTATAAGTTGTTGTGCTTCCAACTTGGAATACATTTGAACCCGTTATTTTATAACCTTCTGGCACTTGTATAAAAACAACCCCTGAACTACCTGATGAACCAGGATAACTTGGAATACTTCCTCCATTACCCCCATTACCACCTCTACCTAAATTGGGGGAGTTTGCTGGCTCTGCACTAGATGATTCATCACCTCCAATTCCACCAGCAGAATAACATTTTGGACAGACTGTTAAAGGTAATGTGGCACCATCACCAGCAATCGCACCACTTGCCGAGCCTCCAAAGCCAGCACCTCCTCCACCTCTTGTAGTTTGTCCATCTGCACCAGAATATCCATAAGGGGCAACTGAACCACTACCTATTGGGGTTGATGTTAGAGAGCCACCTCCACCACCATCAAATCCATTTTTATTTGCTTCTGATGCACCTCCACCTCCAACATTATTTGTTATTAGTAAATTTGTTGCATTATAACTTAAAATTGACCCTATACCTTCACCACCTTGACCACCATTAAAAGAACTAACCCCACCAAAACCACCAGAACCAATAGTTATACCATAAGTTTCATTTAAATTTACATTAAGGTTGCCTATAACAATATCACCACCAGCACCAGCACCACCAGCACCACCAGCACTACCAGCACCTCCTCCACCTCCACCTCCAACAAGGTTGGCAGATATTACAATACTTGAACATAGAGTGCTACCAGTTATTGCACCTGATGCATTTATACCATAACAAATTCCATTATTTACAAATATTCTTTCACTACCCCAAGCGGAAGGGTCAGTATTATTACAAGATGTTAAACTTGGATAATAAATTGCTCCATTACCTGAATTAAATGTAGCATATCTACCAAAAACATAACCATTTGCTGAACACGCTGTTTGACAACTATTATTGCCAGATAAATCTCTATACCCTTGATAAATTCTACACGCTTGAATTGGGCTACCTGTTGGTGTTGGTGTTGCAGTATTTGAAGGGGTTGTAGTAATTGAAGCAGTTGGTGTAATTGTTCTGGTTGGTGTAATTGATGATGTTGGTGTTGGTGTTGGTGTTGGATTATTACTTGGTGTTGGTGATGGTGATGCAGGAGATGGACAATTTGTTACTGTAAATATTTCATTATAGTTATTAGTAACAAACCAAGCATAACAAGCAAACTCATCTGTAAATGTGTTTGCAGGATCCCCATCATTTGCAAATTGTAACCAAGTAAATCCTGGATTTGGTGTATTATTTAAACAAGCACTTTGTGAATTTGCATCTGTATCCATATAATATACTCTATCATTAACTGATAACGCCCCTGTGCTTTTTCTAACATATGCAGTAAATGTTGCACCACTTGCTGGACAACCATAAGTACATGTTGCAGGCACATTTGATGATGCTTTAAATTGTCTTGCATAACAGAAAACTGGTGTTGGTGTTATAGTTGGGGTTCTTGTATTTGTTGGTGTAATTGATGGAGTAATAGTTGGAGTTATTGTATTTGTTGGTGTAATAGTTGGTGTTTGTGTTTGAGTTGGTGTTATAGTTTCTGTTTGAGTTGGTGAAGGTGTTATTGTATTAGTTATACTTGGAGTAATTGATGCTGTAATAGTTGGAGTTTTTGTATTAGTTGGTGTTGGTGTTGGTGTTACTACTGCATTTGTTGATGATGGCGTTGTTGTTGGAGTAATAGTGTTGGTAGGTGTTATAGTTGATGTTGGTGTAATTGTATTTGTTGGAGTAATAGTGTTGGTAGGGGTTATAGTTGATGTTGGTGTAATTGTATTTGTTGGAGTAATAGTGTTGGTTGGAGTTTCTGTTGGTGTAATAGTATTAGTAGGGGTTATAGTTGGTGTAATTGTGTTGGTAGGAGTTGTTGTTTGTGTTGGGGTTGGTGTAGGTGTTGGGTTTATAAAACATCCAACAATTCTACCATCAGAATTTAATCTTGTAAAGTAATTTGCTGATATCCCATTATATGTGGTAAATTGACCACCTACAAGTATTCTATTATTATATTCAATTACTAATGATAAAACCGAATTATTAAAACCAGTTCCAATAACAAAACTATTATCTCTACTTCCATCAGAATTTAATCTAATTATTCGCCTTGCTGAAACTCCTTGATATGTAGTAAATGGACCACCTACAAGTATTTTACCATCTGATTGAATTGCAATATTGTCGCAACCAAAATCAAAACCAGTTCCCATAACAAAACTATTATCTATACTTCCATCAGAATTTAATCTAATTATATCATTTGCTGATATTCCACTATATGATGTAAAACTACCACCTACAAGTATTTTACCATCAGATTGAATTGCAATAGCAAAAGTAGCAGAATCAAAACCAGTTCCTATAACAAAACTATTATCTCTACTTCCATCAGAATTTAATCTAATTATTCTATTTACTGAAACTCCTTGATATGATGTAAAATCACCCCCTACAAGCATTTTACCATCAGATTGAATTGCAATAGCAAAAGTAGCAGAATCAAAACCAGTTCCCATAACAAAACTATTATCTCTACTTCCATCAGAATTTAATCTAATTATTCCCCTTGCTGACACTCCTTGATATGTTATAAATTCACCAACTACAATTATTTTACCATCTGATTGAATTGCAATCTTTAAAATAGTAATAAAACTATTAAAACCACTTCCACTATTAAAAGTATTATCTATACTTCCATCAGAATTTAATCTAATTATTCTATTTGCTGATACTCCTTGATATGATGTAAAATCACCACCTACAAGTATTTTACCATCAGATTGAATTTTAATATTAAGAACAAAACTATCAAAACCACTTCCTATAACAAAACTATTATCTCTAGTTATATCAGAGTTTAATCTAATAATATTATTTGCTGATACTCCACTATACGATGTAAAATCACCACCTACAAGTATTTTACCATCTGATTGAATTGCAATATCAAGGGGAAGACCATTAAAGTTATAACAAGATGTGTTAATTACTTCTGCTGATGGTGTAATAGTTGGTGTAATACTTGTTGTTGGAGTTGTAGTATTAGTAGGGGTAATAGTTTGAGTTGGTGTAATAGTATTAGTAGGGGTAATAGTTTGAGTTGGTGTAATAGTATTAGTAGGGGTAATAGTTTGAGTTGGTGTAATAGTATTAGTAGGAGTTATAGTTGATGTTGGAGTAATTGTATTTGTAGGAGTTATAGTTGATGTTGGAGTAATTGTATTTGTAGGTGTTTCTGTTGGTGTTGGAGTTTCTGTTTGAGTTGGTGTAATAGTGCTGGTTGGGGTTATAGTTGGTGTAATGGTATTAGTAGGAGTTATAGTTGATGTTGGTGTAATTGTATTAGTAGGGGTTATAGTTGGTGTTGGTGTTTCTGTTTGAGTTGGTGTAATAGTTCTGGTTGGGGTTATAGTTGGTGTAATTGTATTTGTAGGAGTTTCTGTTGGTGTTGGAGTTTCTGTTTGAGTTGGTGTAATTGTATTTGTAGGGGTTGGAGTTTCTGTTTGAGTTGGAGTAATTGTATTTGTAGGGGTTATAGTAGGTGTAATAGTTTGAGTTGGTGTAATAGTGCTTGTTGGTGTTTGTGTTGGTGTTATAGTTGATGTTGGTGTTGGGCTTGGCACTACATTCACAAATTCAGTTGTAACCCTTGATACAAATATATTATTATATTCTTCAACTGATAAATTTAAATTACTATATGAAGAAGTCTGTAATAAATTTGAAAAACTTTCACCACTTAAAGTTACAACTTTTGTTGCACTTGTTGTCCCCCCTACCATAGTAATAGTTTCATTAACTATAATAGGTGTTGTTATTGTGTCAAATGTATGAGTAAAATTTAAATCATAAGTAAGTGGCTTTGCTTCATTTGCTAATAATGTATATGTAATAACAACTGAACCAGGTTCTACCACTCCATCTAAATCTAATTCTAATGTTGGCTCTGTTTGTTGAACCACATCAAATTGTGTTCTACCTGTGCAAGCGCAATTTTCATATACCCCTACCCCTACTCCAAGTTCGCCTGGAAAGGGGTTTAATGGATCGTTGGCGTTGGCTGAACCAATATATATTTTCTCATATACATGATTGGCATTATAAGCCACTTCTGATACACTATAACACCCTAATAATGTCAGGGGATAAACTGACCCCCTATATACCTTTACATACTTATTTATATAAGCAAATAAGCCATAGTTAATATCTGAATTTGTATATATAATATCCCCACTTGAACAGCCAGATAACTTATAATACAATACTGGGTGGGGGGTATAGTCTCTTGTTAATTTTATTAACTCCACATCACATAAACCAATTTCAACTAAATTATATGACAACTTATTTATCCTATAATAATTGTTTTCTATTAAAATCTTTTCGTTGTATTTTAGATTGGCTATTTCATAGGGGTCTAAAAATATCTTTAAATTTATTATTTTATTCTCATCACTAATTAAATCATCTATATAATCTTTATAATATATAGAATACATATCAGCCGCCCAAGGGAATATAGTTTCTAAATTATCAAAAGCATCACTTCTAAAATTTGTATAATGGCTAAACTCATTATAATTAAAAGGATAAGTTGTAAATCTATTTAATAATTGTATTTTATCAAAACTTTTATTTTCAATATAATATTTTAATAAATTTGATGGTCCGTTTGAATAGTTATCAGATGGATACATAACCCCCCTAAATATTATTCTGGCTAATGACTTAAAAGGTTCAAATAAATTCTGGGGTTGTCCATTAAAGTCTTTAACTTTAACCGCTGATATATTTGGTATTGTTATCCTTGGGGGATCATTCTTTGTGCCATCGATTGTAATATCAATACTTTGTGCAAATACCCCCTCAATTTTTGTAATATTATCCTTATATTCTTGGCTTAATTGAATATTCCTTGACCCAAAAACTCTATTTAAGTTAATATTAAATTGCTGATTAGACCAGTCCTTATCTAATCTACTATTAAAAAATAATGTTCCGTTAATATAATTTGTAGTTGGTTCAACTTTAATAGGACTATTATAATCCACCCTTGATGTCCAATCTAAAATATCCCCCTTGCCTATATAATCCACAATAGGTTCAACTATTAAAGTCTTTGGTTTATCTGGTGATGGTATTACAACAAGGTTAAATAACTTATTTACAGATGATATAAAATCTATTTGCTTATACTCATCTTCGGGGAATTGTGCTGCGTAGTTAAAATCCCCAACATAACTTGAAGGTGCATCAATTATTGTAAATGTAATATCTCTAAAAGCATTTATACCATAACTACCTAACTCAATAGTAATAAATGTTCCCACATTACCATTTATATCAACCGTAACAGTTCCAGCAAATTGAACAGCCTCGTAATTGCCAGGATATTCATCACACATCTGTTGTGTTAGCATATTATAGACAATAGGATTGTTTCCTGTGTTTGTAACTAAATTGATTGTAAAATCTTGTGAGGGGCAAGTTTCATATACCACATCGGCAGTTAAAATAACATTAAATGTATATCTACCATTTAATATGGAAGGTATTAAAAAACTATCTGTATTTGCTAATAAATTAAAATTATTACAAGTTATGCCAGATGATGGATTGGTAGTTTGTATATAAACACCTATATTTGAATTTGTATATGTATAACATACTTTTTGATCCCCACCTGAAAGAACACTATCCTCAAATTTTAAGGGTAAATAATATTTTTTAAAATATGCTGTATCAAAAAACTTTCTTTCAATTGTATAACCAGCCTGATTACATATTTGATTATATAACTCCCTAACTTGTAAAGATGGCTTTAAATAACTTGATTGAACTGGTGTCCCCGAAAAACTAAAATAATTTGGTATATCATTCCTTTCTGCAAATTGTAATCTTGGGGTTGTTACATCAGTTAATATACCAGAGGTAGATAAATATAATCCTATACCCCAAGTATTATCTGAACCAGTTCCTAATTCTGATGTAATGTTAAATGTTAATTGTAAAGTGTCTATATTAAAACTTATAACTGTGCCAATTATAAATCTATTAGGATTACTATTTGATATTAGTATAACTTGATCTCCAGCAATCCAAGGGGTTGGTGAAGTTGAACTTAATAAAACACTTTCAGTCCCCCCTACCCCAAATGTAATTTGCCCAAATGCTTGACCATTATAAAATTCTTGTATATTTGATGCTGAAGTTGTATATTGATAACCTATATTATATAAACCAAAAAATGTTCTGCCATCTTCATAAGGATATGATGGTCTTTGATCTGTCACATGGAGCAAATATAAGTTGGGGTCATATTGTGATTTTTCTATAACTACTGAATTCATAGGGTGCGTTAAACCAGATAAGTTTAAATCATATAAAAACTTATCCTTAATATTTGCAACCAAGTCCCCTACCTCATTATAAAATGTAATTGAATAGACTTTTTCTAATTTAGTTATATTAACTGAATTTAATCTAATATAGCCAGTTGCTATCTCATAACCATTAAGTAATATCTCTGCCTCAAATTTAAGTTTGGGGTTAAAATCTGTAAATGTGGAGGAGAACTCATAAAAGTAATTAAAAACATCATTATTATTTTTGGACCCCGGCAAATTAAATTGCTTTGAATATGCAGAGTTCTTTTTTGTAATGTCTTGTATTTCAGCAAATGAAGTATTTATTTGCATAGTTTCGTTGGGGAACATATCAACATACCTTTGATTGCCCTCAACATAACATCTTATTTGTAATCCTTCTGTCATTTTATATTATTTAACCTTGTGTTCTATACCTTTTACCCCCAGCATACTCAAATGTAAATTGGTATTGATATAATTTTTGATAATTTTTATTATACTGAACAAAACTTTTATCCTTCATCATCACGGGGATAAGGTATTGGAACAATTCATCATTCTCAATTTGGGTATTTTTAATTAAATAAACATCTTGGGACATAAATAATTCTTCATATATAACCATATCATTCTGTGTTATATACCAAGAAGTTGCCTTTACCTCATAATTTGCTTCACTATCATAAACCCTTTTGCCCCTATTATATGATGCACTTGTATATGTTGTCTTATTTAAATCCATTCCCTGAAAATAAGTTTCCTTATTTACGTTAATTGTTTTTTCACTTTTCTTATCTAATGTGATTGTGTCCCACATACCCCTAGCATTCATAAATAAAAAGTGTTGGGGTTCATTCCTGCAATCAGCACCCTCAAAAACGAATTCTAATATCTCTGTTGTTGCACTAGATGGATTTAATCTGTTATCTATATCTGCACTATAACTTGTCCCAAAAAATGCAACACGGCTAACGTCTGGGGGTATTACGTTCAATCCACTATTTGTATAATTATATGGTGTATAAAATGTCAGCATTCTAAAAGTGCTATCAACCCCCTCCTTTACACTTGGTAATGATGATGAGTTTCTATTTCTGGCTTCTGCCTTAAATTGATAAGTGCTACCACTTGCCCCCCATATACCTATTGAATAGATGTCATTTGTAAATAAATCATTCTTTCCATTTAAAAATGATAATATAATAGGACATTCTCTGTGGTGTTTTCTTGTTCTGCATTCACCAAGAACCGTTTGTGGGGGGCCACTAAAGGTATAATTGGTATTTGTTGTTATAACACCACCACTTGTAACATCATAACATATTCCATTTCTTGTCCATTTTAATTCATGTTCAAAATCTGATGTGGTATTTGTTTGGCAATCTGATAAATATTTATAATATTGTTTTCCAATTTCTCCATTAAAAGAAGTATATTTGCCAAAAACCCCCCTTGTATTACCTTCTAATGCTATTTGACCACAATTTAAACCTTCATTTTGAAAATCAGTTCTAACTATATAAACTCTACAAACTCCATCTGTTGCACCAGTTGGCACAGGATTTAGTGTTGCAAATGGATATTTATCTGGCCCGGCTGAATTTAAAAACTCACCTGGTGATTGTTCGTTAATTGTTCCAGCCGAATAAACGTGTCTAAATAAATCATAATAATAATGATTATAACCTAACTCTGAATAAAATTGTGATGACCCAGAATAAGTTGTGCTTAATTTAGCATTTGTTAAATTTGGTTGGGGGATTAAAGTATTATCCACCCCAGGAAAAATAAGTATAGGGTCAGGTTGTGTTGCACCTGTAATAATATCTACAACAGTAGTATTACCACTTGTATATGTGCATCCAACTTGAACTCCATATTCTTCAATATGCCATAAATCATTTAAAGTATAATACTGATTATAGGCATTATAATTATGTGTAATATAAGAATTTACATTAGTAACAATAGTATTTGCAAATGATGCAGTTTGTCCAGTTGGGTATAATTGAAAAGGTGCGGCTAATATAGCACGTGGATTGGGGTCTAAAAAGTTTCTAACAACTTCTGTTATATTAAATGTGGCAACCCCAAATGAATTTGGTCTGGCTAATAACCTTGCTTTTTTAACATTTAGATTGTTGGGGGAAAAATATATGTCTAATATATATTTAAAATTTGTCCCTAATGTTGCACCACTTAATGTCCATATGTGATCATTATTTGTGGGTGAAATAGCCAACGGCTTTTGTAAAACTGCTATTGTATTTGGCATATTACTGATTATTATTTACTGTAAAAGTATTAAAGAACTCATCAATCCCTATCCCCCACTTTTCAGTAAGTTCAGTTTCAAATTCTTCAATTAGTTTATCTGTGGCTATGGTGTCAAAAAACTGGCTACCATTATAACCAAATTTCTGTATATTCTTTGCTATACCCCAAGCCATATTTTCATCTAATCCCCTTATTTTAGCCCAACGTTTGATGGGGGCTATTGGTGGCATCTTATCACTTGACTTTCTGCCCCTATTTACCCAATACCAATAATAAGCCATCTCTATATTTAACACTTGTGTTTCGCGGTCAAAATTGCTTTTGATTGAATTATATAAATTGCCAGATGCTACTTTATCTGCCATACCAAAACTACCCCTTTTTCTATTATACCCAATACCAAAAGAATACTTTTGTTTAAGTGATTGTTTAATAAGTTCAACAAACCTATTGCCAATAACCACCATCGCTTCATTATTCTTATCCAGTATAAAATTAAAATCACTCATTATTATTTGTTTTCAATACAAGGGCCAAATGATTCAAAAGGTGCATCACATAAATTAAGGGCATCAGGTATAACTAATTTGATTTCAAGGTTCCACCCCGATAAATAATCATCAAATCTTTCTGAAAAGGGGGTAAATGAAACAGGAAAATTAACGTCCCAATTTTCATAACACTCTTCCAAATTATATCTTAATGCCGCCGCAATATCTTTACATATTTCTAATGTATCACTCCAAATATCAGTTTCAATATCAAAATTCTTAACATTTAATATATCCATAACCAATATGTTAAAAGTATATATTGTTTGTCTTCCATCATTTGTTGCTGTGGCTGGAACAACATACATTAAGGGGTAATGTGTTGCCAAATTGTCAGTTGTATTATTTTGCTTTAATCTTTCTTCTGTATAATAACCAAGTTGGTTCAAATCCCCAATCGAATAAGAATTAAGTTGTTTGTGCTTATTTGCTATATTTTTTAGCAAATCAGTTATCTTTTTAAAGTTATAAGTTCCTAATGCTGTATTACCCATTTCTATTATATTTAGCCATCATTTTATTATGTTCCTTTTTTCTTATTTCATTTATATCAGCCATATATGCCAAATGATTCATCACAAATAAAAAATCATATTCTATTATTTTGGGGATTTTGGTAATATCTTCCCCAGAAATAATTTCAAGCGCATTAAACCAACCCCAGTGATTGTTAAAAGACTCGTTATCATCGCTGTTATCTTCGGCATCTTGATCCACATTACTTTCCACAAATAGTTTGGTGAATTTTTGCGTAATTCCTGTTTTAAAAGAGTTAAAAAAAAAACAGCACCAAAATAATACTCAATCGAAATTCTGTTAAAAATCTTTGCCCTTTCCATTACACTATCAGATAAATATTTACCTCCATCTTTTTTTGGCAGATATAATAGGGCAAGATGTATATTTAATTCATTCTTTCTTTCAGAGGGTTTCTTTGAAAGAAAATTGTCTAAATCCATCCAGTGCCCAAATGATATTTTGTTTAAATCACAAAACTCATACTCAATATTTTCAAACGTAAATGATTTGTGAAACTTTTTTGATAACCCCATAATAAAATTTAAAACTTCATTACCAACTTTGAGTATATCTTGGTAGGGGCATTCTTTGATTGACGCCTCACTCTCATTTGTTAAAACACTTAAAAGTTTAACACAAATATTTAAGTTATCTTCCTCTTTATCAAAAGAATCAATCCTATTAAATCTCATCCATTCTTTTAATGTGGGGGCTTTTATGTTATAAACATTATCCCCAATTTTTAATTCTGCCTTCATATTTTATTTGATTGAATACTGACCATAATTTAATTTAGTTTTGAATGATTGATTAGCAAAGGCTAATGACATCACACAATCATCGTGGAAGCCCACAGGAGCCCCGTAGCGCAACTTTCTTGTTGCTGGTGAATAAGTGAATGTAAAAATGTTTAACTCATTATACAGCGGCTCAAATAGCGTTTTAGAGGGTAATATCAATTTCCCCTCATTTAAAGATATTATCAACTCCTCAATAATATTTGCTTTGCTATCTTGTGTTGTTATAAAAGGTTTAGCCGCTGGATATGCTTTTTGTATTCTTTCAAATAGGGGATCACCCACACCATTAACTTCCACTAATAGTTGGGGCTTATACTTTTTAACAATAGTTAATACATCACTAATAATATTTTCATAGGTATTCTTATTTGTCCTAAATATCTCACATACCTCCCCATCTTGGTTTAATATTGTTAATACAGTATAATCATTTTGCTTTGCAAGGTCTAATCCTGCATAATATTTGTGGCTGGGGTTATAACTTGCAAATGCTTGTAATTTGCAATAGTTATCCATATTTGTAAAAACTTCCCCACCATTATCAAGGAATTGAGCCATAATTTCTTGGTTAAATATATGCTCTGGTAATGTCTTTTTGCTTTCCCAAAGTTCATCTGGGTTTATAAGGGGATTATCAAAAGATGTTCCATAACTGCAATCATATTGCCCATCTTTTGTATCAATCATAGCCAACTGATATAGATTATAAAACCAATTTTTACCTTTGGGGGTTGATAAGAATAAAACCCTTTTACCTTTAACAAGGGTTGCTGGCTTTAATACCTCAAACCAGACTTCTTCTTTTATAAAAGCCGCTTCGTCGATGATGAGATAATCGAGAGTATAGCCCCTTAATCCATCAGGTCTTTCACCACTTTTGAAAGTTATGATGCTTCCATTTATAAATTTTATATACAAATCACTTTTGTTGATTGTTGTTGTTAAATTTGTTTCCCCCAGATAATTAACCATTTCATCAAACACTTTTCTACCTTGAGCATAGATGGGTGAAACCCACATACAAGTGCTGTTATTTTCCTCTAATGCCCACTTCAACAATAGATTGATGCCCAACATAGTTTTACCAAATTGTCTCCCCAGAGATAAGATATGGTATTTCTTATTTTTGTTTAATATTTTATCAATTATAACCTGTTGTGCATGATGGGGGGTAAATCCTTCAACATTTATTTCCATAGTTATTTATTTTCTTCCTCTACCTTTGGGGCTATTTGCCCAAAATTAAGTTTGATGGCATGATGTGTTACATCTAATTTATCTGGCGAATTTAATCCTACGAGTTTGGCGATATCATTAAGTGCATTTCTTGCATTTGTATAATCTTTTGACGCCAAGGCATCATCATGGATATTCCACAATTTAATAAGATGTTTTTTAATCATCTCGTCTTTTGAATGTGTAAATTTAGCCTTAATTAAATCCCAAGACTTTCTCCAATACCTAGAAGCATCAACCCTTTTGATATCATATTTTTTAACAAGATAATTGAATACCTCATTTTGTGAGTAATGCAAATCTAATGATAATCTAATTACTTCTTTTAGTATTTCTGTTTGTAATACTAGGGGTTTTCGTTCGGCCTTGGTCCCCTCCGGTAATTTTGGTCGTCCCTTTGGTCTAACAACATCAATTGGCACATCAATTGGGGCTATTTCAAATTCCATTTTTTAATAAGTTATATTGTTGTGATAATTTTCCAATCAAATTTTTAACACAACTTTTGCAAGTGGTTGTTGGTTTATTTGTTTGGAAAATTTTATTATAGATTTTTGTCAAAAAGTCTATTTGACTAAATTCTAATTTATGAGATGATACTAACCTCCCCACTTCATCCCACTCGATTGGGGTAATTCCATTTGCATCAGATTGTGATTCGATATGCGGGAGTTCCGATATCACTTTTGGTTTCTTGCAGTTGCACATTTATACTAAATTTAATTTGTTTATTTCTTTCTTCTTCGCAAAGATAACAATCACTCCATCGTTTCCCGTTCCTTATATAATTTATATGTCTGGTATTAACATTAAATTTTTCAGCAATTTGTCTATCACTTAAAATATCTTCCTTAATTAAATCTTGTATTTCAAGTATCGAATGTCTATCTAATTTAATTTTTGCCATATTATTTATACGTTTTTATATCTATAAATATACGCTAAATTGCAAAAAAACCATTAAGAACAAAAAAAATGTATAAAAATGTTGTTTTATTTGAAAAAAAGTCTTATTTTTATAAAAAAAAAGATATGAAAACAACTATTAAGTCCCCTACCAAAAGAACGTTGAATAAATCAGATTACTTTGAATTAAGTAAGCCTGTATTAAACACAGTAGAAAAATTAAAAGAATTAGATTATTGGGTGAATGTATCAAAAAGATAAAAAAAGAAAGGGGGAGCAATAGGACACTGCACCCCCTACTTGTGGAGATTAGAGAACTCCTTTTGATGTGTAAGATTCGTTTTTAATTAAAAAATATTTTACGTCATTATCTGACTGCGCCTTTAAACCATAATCAATTATGGCATTTTTTGCCCAATCAGGTATTGGTTTTTTTAAATCTTTAATCAAAAGTTTTTTATCATTTTCTAAAACTATTTCATAATTGTAAGTCATGCATTCCCCCTCACTTCGTGTAAAGTAATTCTCTGTTGATAATAATGTAATTTCTTTAATCTTCATTCTAAACTCTTTTTTTGGATATCACACTCCATACAGTTCCAATAACAGTTACAACTGTGCCCACAATTTCATTTGCAAGTTCGGGGTCAAAAATACCTTTTGTGATTAACGTACCCCCAACGAATGTTAAAATGTGCCTGAATACTCCTAAAATTTGTTCTTTGTTCATAATTTTTAATTTTATTATAAATATATTTAATTTTATCAAAAGACAATTTAATTAAATACTATTTTAAATTTTTAAATATATGTGCAATTACATCAACAGTCCAAGCATTACCTATCATCTTATACCTTTGTGTATTTGATACCCCTTCTGTATAATTGTTAGGTATTGTCTGTAATCTTTCACATTCAACTGGTGTTGGCACTCTTATATAATCATCAGATATTTTTATAGGTAACCCATTACCCCCTACGTTTCTAGGATTTGTTAATAATGTCTTTGCTTTTTGTTCTGGTGTTCTCATACTCATCCTTGATTTTTTATAACTCAATGTCCCTTGTTTTTTCTTATAAAAATTCTGTGTAAAATTATATTTATTATCAACACTTTCCTCCATTATATCCTTTAAGTATAATCCTAGGTCATCTGGTTGTGTTATATTAGGTATATTTGTCCAGTATAATCTTTTTCTGTTTTGTGCTGATACAAGACTTGAATTTATCATTATTGGTTCTACCCCCAATTCATTTGTGATAATATCTTTCCATTCTTTTTTCATAACAACATTCTCTAATAAAAAATAAGTTGGATTAACTTCCTTTAATACTCTAACATACTCCCAAAATAATCCACTTTTTCCATTAAAACCTTTTCCATTACCAGCACTTGAAAACGACTGACATGGACTACCACCAAATAATAAATCAATCTTTGGTAAAATATTAACATCTAGTTTTGTTATATCCCCTAATTGAATTGTGTTGGGGTAATTCTTATTTGTAATCTGCATAGCATACTTATCAATTTCACAAGCATAATAATTATCATAATTAACCCCAACCTTATTTAAGGCAATTTGCCCACAACTCATTCCATCAAATAAACTCAATACATTCATTTCTTTCATATTTTAATTTTAAGGAGGGGTAATATATCCCCCTACCTTTGATATCATTTTTATATTATAATTCATTCTGGCTTAAATAAACCACTTCCTTTAGCGTGTTCTATTCTGGCTTTTGCAATATCAAAATATTCTTTTTCTTTTTCTATACCTATAAAATTAAAATTATTCTTGATCGCGGCTTTTCCAGTACTCCCGGATCCCATAAAAGGATCAAGCACGATCCCTCCTGGGGGTGTAATAAGTTTGATTAAATACTCCATAAGTTTTGTTGGCTTTACAGTTGGATGGATATTCTTCATAGTTGGGGCATTTTCATCATTTGTCTCTAATCTTTTTTCAACACTTGTTTTTCTACCTATACCCCCAGAGTTCATTTGTGATGCCTTATCCTGGAAATTCTCAAGCCCCTCATTGCGGTCTTTTTTGCTGGCTTTTGCACAATAGAAGAATCTGCTTGCACCCCCTTCATCTTGTATAGTATTTGGATATACTTTATGTTTATGTCCTGTTGCTTGTGTTCCATCTTCTTTTAAGAATACACCTGAACCTTTATTTTCTATATTTCCTTGTTTTGTATTTGATTTGCTATAACCTGATTGAGAATCAAGTGCGCGACCAGCCTCCTCATCAAAAATCACGTTGGCTGGGAAGCGACCTTCATTATTAACAATATATGTTTCTCCACCTTTAAACCCATAACCTAATTCTTGTAGTCTATTTCTATTTTCATTAAACCTTTTAAGACCTTCTGTATTTTTTTCTTTATCATTTTCATCCTTATAATCAATCCTACTCTCCTCAATATTTATACCACCAGTTCGCCACTCTAAAACATTATTTGCAACCGATCCAGAAAATGGTTTCCTTGCCATCACAATTGGATTGTGATTTGTTGATGTGTCAAAATCTTCATCATCTGTATTTTCAACATTTAAAAAATATCTGCTTGCACCACCTTCATCAGTAAAACCCCTAATATTATCTAATGATTTTTTTGGTTTATTATAAGTATTACCTACCTTTAATCCGGCTATGGACTTATATTTTTCACTATCAAATACAGCACTTTTGCTGATTCCACTTTGTTCATCTAATATTTTACCAGCCTCCTCATCAAAAATCACGTTGGCAGGGAAGCGACCTTCTGGTTGAATAAAATCTTTATTTGTTACTGATGTATAAAAACTTGGAGCATTTTCTTTTTGTTTTGTTGGATTTTTAGCATATGCTCCCCCATTTAAATTATCATCAGTTGGTATTCTACTCTTATCTATGTTAATCCCACCTGTGCCCCACGCTAAAACGTTTTGGGCCACCGATCCAGAAAATGGTTTCCTTGCTAAAACTAGGGGTTCGTGCGCGGGTTTCATCGCCGTGCCCCAGCCCTCCCATTCACTTTTTCCTTTTGTTATATTGGCTTCATATCTCTCTATACCTTTTTCATTAAGACCAGCCAAATAATTACCACCTCTAATATCTGTTAATGTTTGTTGTCCAACAACCTCACTTGTATTACCCCTTATTTTATCCACGGCTTTTCCAATATTGTATGACTTGGGGAATCCACTACCATATATCCATAAGATCTGATCACGTATTGAAAATCCCGCGTCTTCTATTGCAACAGCCATTCTGTGATAAGTTCTACTACCACCAAAGGATAATAAATGACCCCCTGGTTTTAATACCCTTAAACATTCTTCCCATATTTCAGTTCTAAAGGATATATCTCCTCCATCCCACTCTTTACCCATAAAACCTTTAGATGCCCTTTGAAATGCCCCATCTGTGCCAAATTTGGCAGGTGCTGATCCATCTTTACCAAATCTTTTTGTAATTGAGGTTAAATGATAAGGTGGATCCGTTACTATACTATCGACACTATATCTGGTAATGATTTTATTGCTACCAAGCAATCTTCGTTAAATAATCTTATTTGTTCCATATTTTAATTTTAATAATTTAATGCATTATATATTTCATAATCTGAAAATTTATCTTCAATATTTCTTTGAGGGATATCAAATTCCTCTTCTTTAATTGAAGAAGATTTAGTTTTTACTTTTTCTATTTTTTCCTCAAGGGTTTCTTCCACTTCAATTCGTAGGAGGGAATTTAAATATTCTTCAATTTCTGTAGAATGCATATCCCCCCCCGTTGGGTGATTAGTTGAAGTATTAGAAACAACGCTTTTAACTTCCTTATCTATACCTTCAACTAAATCCAAATTTTTGCTTATATTATTATTATATTCATTATTATCTTTATTCTTTTCTTTATTATTCTCTTTATTCTTCTCTTCTACTATGACGCTGGTGTCGCGGGGGGGCGTCGTGGTTGTCATGGGGGGGGTGTCTGATTTGTCGCGGGGGGGCGTCAGATTTGTCGCGGGGGGGGTGTCAGATTTGTCGCGGGGGGGTGTCGTGGTTGTCGCCCCTAATGTTTCAGGGTTAAATTCTTCCTCAATTATATATAAGTTTCTTTTTACCCCAGGTGTAATAATACGACTAACTAATCCTACCTCAATTAAATTTGTAATAGAACGCTGAATTGTTCTTATGCTTTCATTAAATTCTTCTGCAAAAAACTCATTACCAGCAAAGCAACCCTGTTTCAAGTTATTTTTATAATATATCTCACCATATATTAGAATATCCAAGTGAGATAATGATGGATATTTTTTTCTTAATTCCTTAAAATAAGGCACAAATTGTTGATTTTTTAGAGTTTTATTACTATCTTTATTCATATTTATTCATACTTTTTTATGATTTATGGGGGGATAGATTTTCTTCCCCCTTTTTTTATTTGTGTTAGTTAAGCACAAAATACCTAGCACGGCTTAAACCAATTCGTTTAATTAAATTATAACTAATAAGACCATTTAGTAATCTGGTAATATCTTTCACCCCAACTACTTTAGCAAATTCAGAATTGGTTAAATTACATTTGCCGTATTTTTTGCAATCTTCAACTATCATCGCATAGATGAAAATGTGTTCAACTTTAAGATTTTTATGCACACCTAATAATTGCATATAACCTTCAATAAATTCTTTTTCCATAATTTTAATATTGTTTTTATAATAAATAGTATAAAAATGAGCAAAATCCATATTGGGTATAGTTAAAGTTTTGTTAATGAAAAAACCCCCTACCGTAGAGCAGGGGGTAAATTTGGGAAACAATATTAAAATCTAATTTTTACAAGTTATGTTTTTCCATAAATTGTTGATGTATATCCGATTCTGGGTTATAACCCAATAGTTTATAAAATTCTTTTAACGCTTCTTGATCGACACTTTCTTCGTGGATATTTATAACATATGGTCTATGAGGATATGCATGACTTTTTTTATCTGGTTTTAATATTTTCATTTCTTCTCTCCAATTTTTTAACATTTTTACACAACTGACACAAATTTTAACATTTCTTGGTCGATGTCTTATTTTTTTTCTATCAAAATATTGCTCACAAAATTCACACATCTCCTTTTCAAGGATATCCTTTTCTATATCACCCATATTATTTATTTAATTTCAATCTCAATTTTTCATTTTCCTTTTGGAGATTATCTATTTTCATTTCTAAATCAGTAATTTTCACATTTAATTGGGCGATTTCTGATTTTAAATCATCAATTATTTTAGTATAAACCATAATTGATTTTTCTAAATTTGAAATAACATTTGTGTCAATTTCTGCATTTTGTTTTCTTTTTGAAAACAGAAATGTAATTACCGCAACAACCGTATTACTACCCAAAACCATCATCAAATTTTCTGTATTCATTATTCTTTATTTTTTAATTACAACAATTTTCAGGCCCCCTATATGTGGGCAAATTCCTCCACACAGTGCGCCTAGGAGGATATCTGTTACCAGGTTCAAAGTGTATGCCAGACATGTACGTCTCGCGCCGCGGAGGCATACCATCGGTTGAAGTATATGCAAAATATAATGGATATAAATTTGGTCTATTTCTTAATTGGTCTTGCAATCTTTGTGCATAAAAATTGAACCTTGATTGGTATATGTCCCTCATATAAGCCATTTCTTTTACAGATATTGCTTTTCCCTGCTCCGTATCCCCCACCACAATAGACTTATTCATCATTCTTAATAGAATGTCTGGGGTTGATTCAAATATTGCGGCATGGATTAAATATGGGCTAATCCATTCATCTAAAAGTTCCTTATAAACTGCTGTGAGTGTATTTGTTCTAACTTGATCGTAGATATCATTTATAAATCTTGTTCCAATTAAATTTTGCAAATGTAAATCTTGTGCAATTTTAATATTATTTGCTAATAAAGCAGTATCAACATTCTGATGAATGCTACTAAATGCTTTTAATTTTGTTTCTGATACAAGTAAAACTGATGCCATTATATTACAGGTTTTTCTAAATCGATTATCTGAACTTGCTCAACCTTTAAGTCGTATTGCTTTTTATCTCTCAAAAATAACAACTTATTAAAATGTTCAATTATTTCATCTTGTATTGGTTTAACCACAATATTCTGAAATAAATTATATGATTCCTCCAATTCATTTCTTCCCCCTAATTGTCCAGCCGTTTTTATACCAATTAAGGCAGGATTTGTAATCCTATGGGCAGTTAAAATTGTTTCCTCAATATTTGTATATAGCCCTGTATAAAAATCATCTGATCCATTATTTTGTATTGGGGTAATTGTTGGTGCTGATTCTGGGGTATCACTAAAAAATAAGAATATCTTTCCAGCATTATTTGAACTGGTATATTTATCAACTAATTGCCTATAAAATATATCCTTTTCCTCGTCTGATGGAATACCATTATTAAAAGATATTGCCATACTTGGTAATAAACTATTTTGTATATTATTTAAGTGGAAGTTTTTAACCTCAATATCTAGTTGAATTGTGCTTACTGCCGCAAAATAATCTGGCACACCATAATAATTATAATTTGGTGTATAAGTTTTAACAAAATATAATTGAGATGCTTTATCCCTATTTGTCAAATCAAAAGCAGGTATTTCAATTGGCACAAATTTATTTGGAAATCTCCATTCTGCACTTAAATAATAATTTTGAACATTATTAAATTCATCAACTTTACCACTTCTAATTTTAGAAACATCGGTATGGTATAATTCTGATACATTTCCAGCATTATCTAAAATAACATTTACTGAAAATACCCCAAATAAAACTCTGTCAATAACACATTTCTTATAAACTTCATATAAAGTTTCTCTACGATTAGCCATCAATAATTGCTCTGTGTCGATAGTATTATATATAGACCTTCCTTTTACACCATAACTAATTGCATTAGCACACGCGCGATGTATGGGACTATTTTGGTATAATGCCAATAGATGATTAGGGAAGTAATTGTCAGCCCCCCAATATACCCATTCTTTTTGTTTTATGATTTCTTTGTACTGGACTACTTCAGCGGCCATAAAATCAATTCTATTAACTATATTTTTTGTCATATAAATAAATATCTATAATTTTAGTAAAAGCCACTAAAATTGTTTGTTAATTACAACATCATCTTCGGTTGTTAATAAATTATCATTTTGTCCCCTTATAGCAAATGGGAATAATGGTGTTGGTGTAGGTGTTGGTGTAAATGATGGTGTTGGGGTTGGTGTTACTGATGGAGATGGACTAGGTGGTGGATTATCACAATCATCAACATATATGTCTCTCTCATTTATTTCATCATCACTTATGTATTCATCATAATAACAATCTTCATCATTATTATCATTTATAAGCCATGCTCTACCTGATTCTAATTTTGAATAGGCATTTAAAGGGTTTGTTGTCCCACTTGACGCCATTTCATATATGGAGTAATAGTATTGCCCCAAATATGGAAAACTAACAGCAGGTGGCACACCAGATAGGTTCTGATTTCGGTCTTCTATAAAACTAATTAAATCATATCTGGTATTACTTGATAATACCGTTGGATAAAATCTAACAAAATCATTTGAAGCAATATGTTGAAATGAAAATAAATAAAATGGATTATTTAGTGTCCTATTCATAGACACAGTTACCACCAGGTTATTTGTTTCATTCCTCCTTACTATTAGCATATTTTTAATTTTTAACCTTCGCCAGAAACAGAACTTGATGAAGGTGTTGGTGTTGGCGTGTTTGCTATTGGTGTTGCATCAATATCACAATTATTAACATTTGTTGGTGTTATTGAAGGTGTTGGTGTAGTTGTTTTAGTTGGTGTTATAGTTTGAGTTGGTGTTTCTGTTGGTGTAATAGTGTTAGTAGGAGTAATTGTTGTTGTTATACTTGGTGTTGGTGTATTAGTGTTGGTAGGAGTAATGGTAGGGGTTGGTGTTGATGTTGGTGTTATTGTTTTAGTTATACTTGGTGTTGGTGTAATAGTCCTTGTTGGTGTAACAGTCCTTGTTGGTGTTATAGTATTAGTAGGTGTTGGTGTTATTGTTTTAGTTATACTTGGTGTTGGTGTAATAGTATTTGTTGGTGTTATAGTGTTGGTAGGTGTAATAGTATTAGTTGGTGTTATAGTATTAGTTGGTGTTGGTGTAATAGTCTTGGTTGGTGTAATAGTATTAGTTGGTGTTATAGTATTAGTTGGTGTTGGTGTAATAGTCTTGGTTGGTGTAGGTGTTGGAGTATTTGTTGATGTAGGTATTATACTAGATGTAACTGAAATTGTTGGTGTAACTGAAGGTGTTACCCCAGTAAAAGAATTTTGACCCCCTACAATAAATCGTGGTATTAAATCAATCCTTACAAAATCATTTTTATTTGAATTATATGGCTCAAAAGATGCAGGTGTTTCTTTTTTTTCTTGTAATACAGGCTGTGCAGTATATACTTGTTGCTTCCCTAATACCCCCCATCTTATGCTATTTTTACCTTTATAATTGTTAAATTTCATAATGATTAAATTAAAATTGGGGGTAAGAATTACCCTACCCCCTTAAAATGTATTTTATCTTACGCACATTCACTTATTCCACCAAAACCAGCAAAAATTTGTGCTTTTGTTAGTGTTGTGTCAAATGCAGGTGCCGCATCTCTTTCGAAACCAGTTAAGGTTACAGTATATCCATTTCTATCCCCAAAGGTTAAACCTGTGCCTGCACTACCTGCTGATACTGCCATACCAAAATCATAACCTAATAAGAAGAATGTTCCTTCATTTGATTCAACAACAACCCTCAAACTTGTGCACTGGGCTAATTTTGTCAGTTGATTTTGAACCGTTTGACGTAATTTATTAAAAACCATTACCAAATCTTGTTGGTAAAACACGGTTCCGTTTTCTAATGATGGTGTAATTGTTTCAGTAAAACTTGCTGTGTTTTTCTCTAATTGAAATTCATACCAAGTTCCAGTTCCATCCATATTAGTAACACTACCCGTAGAGTAGGTAATACCTGTGATTGAACCTGCTAAAACATATGCATTTTTTAAACCACCAACCGTATCTCTACACCCCCTGCAAATTGTAGATGTAATAAGACAATTAGTACAACTCATATTATATGTTTTTATTTATATAAGGGGGCTTTTACACCCCCTTATTATTTTTATTTATTGTTTATGCTATGCTAAACCATTAGTGATTATAAATTGTGGGAAAGCAACTTGTGCCCCTACTTTGAAATTTGCTCTCAATCTAACCTCATCAAAATCTTGTGAATAGAACATTCTCAAACTTTCTGAATCAGAAAGCAAGTCAGTTCCCATAAACATATATGATGCTTTTGATAATACCATCAAGTTAGAACCATTTAAACCTCCAACTGGGTGTACTAAAATGTTAGTTGCTGGGTGGAAAGTTCTCATTTCTGCAAAAGACTGGTCTGGGGAGAAGTGGAAGTAATTTGCAGTTCTAAAGTTGATTAAGTATTTTCTATAGTTAGCGTGAGACATGAAGATAACTAAATCATCAGCATCTGCAATATCATCAGGTATTCTAACCACTAAATTATCAACTTGTGCTAATGCAGTTGTTGCATCTAAAGCAGTTTGACCAGTTACAACAATATTACCAGAAGCACCAACTCCAGTTGAACCTACTTGTGCCAATAATTGCTTAAAACCAGAGAAACAAGTTGTTGCAGATGATGCACCCCAAATTAAATTCTCAATATATTGTGAAATTTGGGCAGTCTTCAATTCAGAAATTTGTGCTTCAAATGGAACAGTCTCGTTATATGATCCTGGCTGTAATAATTGTCCTAACCAATAATCATTTAAATCACGTGGGCATAATGATTCATTTACTTTTAAATCACATACTGTGATGTCCCTTTGTGTAAAAGTTGTTGCACCAGATGTGTTCCATCCACAACTACCTTCTTGCACCACGAGGGTGCTGTCTAACAAATTTATTGCCTGCGTTCCTTTAATACCAGGTTGCACACGAATAATCTTTGCAGTTTCACCTTCCAAGATAGCACGTCTAATTAACTGACCCCCTAACTCATCGGTATATGTTGCTAATGTTGCTAAATCAAAAGCAAAATCATATTTTTTGTTATTACTCATTTTATTTAATTTTATTGTTTATGTTTATTTTTTATAAGAGCCATTTCTGATTGCCCTTAATTCTGAAAATTTATCATACTTCATAGCATTTAATTCTGAACCAATATTTTTTGGCTGGATAACTGGATTTCCTGCTGGGGTTTTTGCAAACTTTTCAACTTCCTTGGACATATTTTCATAATTACTGCCCATCTCGTCTAATCTTTTTTGCATAGCACTTAATGCAGTCATAACCTCCTCCATAAATCTTTCCATATTTGGGGTATTTTCAGATAAGTCAGCCATCTCCTCAATAACTGTTTTTTCCTTAATAACACCACCTTCTGTAGTAATTTTAATTGTTTCTTCACCAATCATAATTTGATGATCTCCATCAGGGGCAGGGGTCTTATTACCTTCTGCATCAACAATTTCAACTGTATCCCCAATTTCAAAAGTTTTTGCTTCCAATATTGTGCCATCTGCTAATGATGCTTTCATAAAATCATTAGTTTCATTTACATCAACTGTTTCTTCTTCCATATTATTGTCTTCTTCTTTATAGGATAAATCCTTGATTATACCATCCTCAACTTTTATAATTGTGCTATCCTCTAACTCATATTCTCCAGTAGCAGCGGGTAATTGTCCATCACTTGTAATAGCGTATATTTCAGAACCTATTTCTAATTCATCTTCACAAATTAGTTCCCCCCCTCCTACGGTTTGATAAGAATTAAAATTCAATCTCAAAAGTTGATTAAGTTTTTTTATTATGTTTCTCATAATTGTTTATTTATATAAATATATAGTTTATTTTTTTTATACCACTTTTTTTTCTGAAAAGTAGCCTTGAACTGAAAAACCTTTTAATTTACCATCTTTCACATTCTCCCAGATATTATCATTATTTATTTTCATCATGATCATCCACGTTCCTACGGGGTTATTATAACCATACTTTTTTTGCTTATCATAATTTTCATCTTCCACAATCCAACTTTCAACAACTGTAACATATTCTAACATTTTTTCTTTATGCTCCACATTTGTTGCGTCTATCAATTTATCGGTCATAAATTTTCTTTGCAGTTTTTCTATTGTTTCAGATGAAAAATAAACAAAATAAATACTATCAGTTGCAAAATCTTTTCTTGGCATCATTTTATTTGGTATCATAGCAGGACCAACTAATATTCTTTTTTCTGTATCAACTATTGAAAAGGCATTCATATTGCTTGCATCTTCATTTTCTATTCTATCAATATAATTTGTTGCCCAATCTAATGCCTCAATTCCCCCCCAAGCGTCAATTGATAATAAACAACAGCCATCTTCATAAGACTTGGAGGCTTGCAAATCCTTTTTATGCCTTGATAAAAATGACTTCATTCTTTTTATTGTGTTGATTGATATGGGCTCCCCCTTGGCTAACTGGTTCATTCTAACTTTCCCCACTTGTGTCATACAATTATTGGGGTTATTATTTTCATCAAACCATTTTAAGGCTTTTTTTGCATTATTTTTTATATAGTCTGGGTAATCACTTACACTTTCCTCAAATTCAAATAATTCATCTGTGAATGCATTTCTTGGGGGTGTATTACCAGCAGTAATTGTGGCATTTGTCCTTGTATCAGGTCCTGGCACTCCATCTTCTGTTATAACCCCCCTTGTTACCTTTCCACTATTTATAATAGTCCCCTCCTTTGCATATGTTAATTCAACCCAAGCGTGTCTGCAATTATATGACCCCCTCCATTCAAAAATATCATATCCTTCTGGTCCAATTTCATTTGTGTTGGTATTTGACATTTCTATAATATCCTCACGTCTAAAAACCCTATTAAGTTTCATCATCTCACCACAGAATACTCTATTCTTTTCATCTCTAGGGCCAACATATTTATATCTAATTCTTACAGTAGGGGTGTCCTCAATATTACTTTCCTTATTTGGTTCGGCTAAAATTGAAAAATCTTTTCTGGCTATTTTTTTAACCTTAACAATTTTAAACCCCTGCTTAATCAAATCAGATTGTGTTTCCCCAAATGATGCAAACATCTGAATAGCACTTGATACTTTATCCTCGGCTAATACATAATAATTTTCATTTGGGGCTATATCACCCTTATTAAAATAATGAAAATCCACTTCGATTGCTGGCTTATTTACTAATGCAATACCATCTAACCCAGCCTCGTTATCATTTTCATCAATTATTAGTTCTATAACTTCGTGTTTCATATCTTTATATTGTTAATTTTTTATACACCTAACAGATGCGCCAGAAGCAATATTTAACCCATAAATACTTAAACCAGAATTAAACGTTGTAAAACCAGCAGTAGAAGAACTTGTCCCTCTGTGATATGCGAAAAACTTAAAAGCATCCCAAGCATTTCCAACAAATCCACCACTACCAATTAAATTAAATCCACTTTTATTTGTTCTTGCAGGTGATGCATCACCATTCCAATACTCATTTCCTGGATATTGAAACCACGTACCATCAGCAGACCAACTTGGTAATGCATTAAAATCAGCATCAGTTGGCACTCTATATCCAACTGGACATATATTTGTTGTGGTATTTGCTGATGTGCTAAATTTTACCGCTTCATTATTGTATAGTAATCCATGTATTTGAGTATTACCTGAATTATTATTAACAAAAGTATATAAAGGGGTTGTTGATGCACTTGTTGTCCAAGACCCCCCAGTTGTGGCAAAATATATTGGCGATCCATCTTGGAATTTGGTTGTCCTTAAATTTTCTGACATCCATACTTGATTGCCAATCTTAATTGTATTATAAACATTACCATCTCCATCTGGTGGTGTTAATAACGCACTTTCACAAGTCTTATTTGTCCCAGAAAAATATAATTCAAATACCCCATATTCCATAGCCGGGTTTTCATTTTGATAAGTAAAAGGTAATACTTTTTGACCAAGATTTATACTTGTGCCAGATGGACTATTAAAAGGTATTGTATGCCCTGTTGGGGCGTATAGTGTAACACTTGCTGTTGCACCACTATAATTAGTTGTTTGTATTAAAACTGCCATATATTTTATATTGTGCTTCTTTCTCGTTGAACCCTATCAAATTGTTGTGCTGATGACATATCAGTTGAAACAACATAGGTTTTTATTGGTTGATTATTTTGATTATTAAAATTTATTATTTGATTAGTTAATAATTCTTGTGATGATAATGAATTATCACCAACAACCCCCCCACTTGCAAATCGTTTTCCACCACCAACAGTATTGATTGCTGATAATAAAGGCTTAAATATTGCTGTTGAACGTGCATTTATAACACTTTCTCCATTAGATAAATATGCAGGAATACTATCACTTGTACCAGTTCCTTCACCTATTACTAATCCCCCACTTGCATAAGTCTTTAAAGTTGGCTTGGGGACTTGAACTGAATTGATTTTTTCTATATTTTTTATACCTGCTACCCCAACTAATGCGGCTTGTATAAAATTTAAAGGGGGTGCAGATGACGCTAACGCTTTTGATATTGCTAACCCCGTGCTAATCGCAGCACTTGCAGATGCTAATGCTTTTCCAGCATTTGTTTCATCCCCTGCTAATGATGCGGCTTGTGATAATATATCAGCAATTTGTGCAAATTGTTCATCTCTAGCCTCCACTTCTTTTTTACCGATTGTTATTCTGGCATCAGTTAATTGTTTTTGGTTTTCATTAAATTGTGCCTCCAAGTTTAATTGTGCTTCTTGATCCTCATAAACAAATTGTCTTTTATACTCATAATCTTGTTCTAACAGCCTTTGCTTCTTATCTAATAGTTCTCTTTGTTTTTCAAAATTCCCCTCATTAGAAGCAAACTCATCATCATTAGCCTTAATTGCCAAATCTCTTTTTGTCTGGGCTAAACTTCTTGCTTTTTCAATATTGTCTGCAAATGTTTTTGTTGCATCATCATTTGCTTTTTTATCACTCTCATCTTGATCTTGTTTTCTTTTATCATTAACTTGTTTGTTAATATCTGCTAATACATCTGCTACTCTTTTCTCCTCATTTATAACATTATTTGAATTTTCTGCTTTGTTCTTATTATTTTGTTCCTCTAACTTATTTAATTCAATTTGCAAATTTTTTGCTTCATCACTTCCAACCTTTTCTAATTTTAATAAGTCAAAAATTCTTTTCTTTTCCCTTTGAAAATCTTCCTCCCTTTGTGCATCTTTTAATTTTAAATTTGCAATAACATCATCCCCTGCCATAATAGTTGAACGTGCTAATTCAGTTTCACTTTGGGATAAACTTTCATTAAGGTTAATTGTATCTTGCTTTGCTTTTTTAATTTGTTCAAGTCTTGCTTTTTCTTTTTCATTTGCTTCTTTTCTATCTGCCTCTGCTTGTTTAGCCTTATCTTTTGCATCTTTTGCATCTTTTTCTGCATCATCTTTTGCTTGTTTTTTTATCTTTTGTTGTTCCTCATATCTATCTTTTAATGCTTTACTACTATTCCTAGATGCTTCGTTAATTTTATCTTTTGTATTACGAAAAAAAAGTGCTAAATCATTTATACTTTTACCTACATTTTCTATTATCCGTGCCCAACCGTTAAATAGGGGGATTGCTACTGCTTCTAACATCTTCAAAATAGGTCCAAGTATTTTACCATAAGCCTCGGATAATCTATTTAAAACTTTTTGCCCTTCAGTAGTTGCACCTAATGAATTTTTTAAAGCCATAATTCCTGCCACGATTAACCCTATTATAGCGATTGCAGGGTTCGCAGCGAATAGTTTAAATACCATATCCAACCCCTTCATCGCTTGACCAACTCCACCAATTGGACCAGGTAGTTCAACTAAAACATCATCTAATTGTTTAGATTTTAATTTGGTTATCTCCAACTTATCCTCCAAATCCTCTAAATCACCTTTCAATTTATTAAAAGTTAATTTATCCCCAGCCTCCTCTGCCTTCTGTAATGCAATCCTTGTTTCCCTTATTTGTAATTCTAATTTCTTAAATTTTTCATCAGTTGAAATAGCATCATCACCTAATTTTTTTACACTATCCCCGGCTTTTTCAGATGTTTGTGTTAATACCTTTTCAGCCTGGGCAGTCTTTGATATTTCATTTGCTAATTCTTCAAATTGCTCTGCACCTAAATCAGCATCATTTGCTAGTGCTTCTAATTTCTTTATGTTATCTTGTAATAATCCAATATTAGCAGAAGCATTTTTAATGTTATTTACTGCATCTTTTATATCGGCTATTAGTTTAAAAGCAATTTCTTTTATATTAGACATCTTATTTTAATTTATAAAAATATAACAAAGAAAAAACCACCCATAAATAGGGGGTTCTTTCTTGTTATTTTATTTGTGATAATTTAACCATCTATACTTGTCTTGGAATAGTAGGTGGTAGTTCATTTATAATGAAATGATTTCTCGATAAAATAATATTATAAGCGGTATCATTTCGTAGATTTTGATATATTGAAGGACGAATAGTATCACCTACATTTAATGATAATACAATTCTTGTTGTTGTTGTTGGAATTTTAATAAGTGAAGTGCTGTATGGCCAAAAGTTTGAAACATAAATAGCGGTACTATTATTATAATTGATAATAGTTGCAAACTCTCTATCTAGTGATAAAGGAGTAACATTATCAAGCATCATAGCAAATGAAATATCATAAATACCTGCACGAGGACAAGTAAATGTTCCTGTTGCACTATTCCATGCACTAGGTGTATTATTAACAACTGAGTCCCAATTAACTACTGTTGTTTCTAAATTATAGGGGATTGATTGTGCTGTGGATTTATTTAATGATAAATAAACTGGTGTAATCATAGTAGAGCCTGTAATAACTCTGCCAGCACTTGAAATACCCAAATTGGTTATAGATGTCCCTGAACCTATTGTGGTTATGTTTAATGTTGT